CAGGTTTAAGATAGTTAGGTAACTTTTCATATGCTGTACGTACACGAGAAAATATATTAATAGCGGTTTGTTCTTTGTTAGCTACAATTAATATACGTTGATCATCTTGGAAGCACGCTATCCATAGTGCATAGATGGTCATCATTGTAGTTTTACCAGTCTGTCTAGAAGCAAGACAAGCTACAAATCTATTATCTCTCAAACTACGTAAAACTCTCTTTTGACAAGAGTATAATTCTATTTTTATTTTACCTCTATCTAGGTTAACTATATAAAAAAAGTTCTCTGCGAAATACAAAATATTTTGTTTTGCTTTCTTAAGAGTCTTTACCATTTGCGGAGTCCATTCAAACTCCATATTAGCGTTAGGTAAATCTTTATTACCTAAATAGAACTTATCCTCTTTTTTTTGGCGCGGCATTAATAAATATTTACATGACCGGAAAAGATTTCGACACATTAAATGAAGCTTACAGAACTAAAGTAAGCGAGGTAGCACCTGCAGTAGCAGTAGTAGGTCGCGCTGTTGCAGGCGTTGCCGCTAAGAAAGCAGGTCAAGCATTAGCTAAACGTCTTAAAAAAGACGAAGAAGAAGTAGAAGAGGGTAAACACGAAAAACCCGACTATATAGATGCTGATGGAGATGGTGATAAAAAAGAGCCGATGAAGAAAGCTCTCAAAGATAAGAAAAAGAAAGTTAATGAAAAGGCTTCCGATCAACGACCTAAAGATGAAGTAAAAGCGGATGAAGTTGAAGAGGGTGGTTGTGATCAGGTACATGATGAATTACAGGAACCTGTTGACGGAGAAGAAAAAGAAGATAAAAAGCCTAAAAAAACTGCGAAAGAGAGCATAAATAATTCTAACAAAGGTAATATTATGTCCGAAAATAAATCAACATTTGACGAGCTCTACGAGAGCGTAATGAGCGAAGACGAAGATTTTGAACTTGGTCTTCCCACCGAAGACGAAACTGATGGTATTGATGAGCTCGAGCTCGGAGATGACGAAGGCGAAGGCGGCGATATAACAGTAACGTTATCTCAAGCTGATGTCGATTGTCTAAAATCAATTCTTGACCAAGTAGGTGGTGGTGATGAGCCAGAAGAAGAACTTGGTGATGAGCCAGATCCGCTTGAAGCTGGTTACCATGGAGAGAGTACTGAAGAAGATGGTGAAGTAACTGAAGAAGATACTACCCATACTAAAGACGGTACTAAAACTGGAGTAGATCCTTCTGACGGTGGCGGTATCACAGCCAAAGCTAATGAAGACGGGCTCGGTGGTAAGTCTTCTGGTACAGGAGATGCTAGTACAACTGATGAAATTGACGGTGGTAAAGATACTGGCGAAGGCAAGAAACCGGGACATACTAAAGCAAAGGGTGCTGGTAAGCCTGGTTCACAAGCTGTTTAAGACCTCTAATAATTATACCTTTAAGAAAGCCTCTCGTGTAAGCGGGAGGCTTTTTTTATTAAATAATTAAAAATGACCCCTACATTTGATTCATTATTAAAAACAATAAAAGAAGGTTTAAGAAAGCCAAGAAATGTTTTAGGTAAAAGACATATGCAAGGATCTACAGGTATGGCTCGAGATAGGCAAAATTTACTTGCCAAATCAAACCGAGCTACTCCTAACTACCCTCATAAATTAAAAGATTTAAAATGTAAACAAAGCGGGCAATATTTATTAACTTCAGTTGAAGTGAATCAAATAAAAGAACTGTATAACATAACAGATTTAGAGCAAAGAAAATCTCGTATGTTAGGTAATACAGGAATAACCTTTTTTATAGACAATAACGAATATTACATTAAAAAGTAATGCCAGGTTATCTTACACAGAGCGTTAGTGCTACTCCTTTCTATGAAGGAGCTGCAAATACTGATAGGTTCGGTACTAAACATATCGCGACAACAGAAAGAAATAATACGTACAAGGTTTGGTGGAAGGAACAAGTACGTTTATATGGGACACAGATTGATTATTATGCTCGCAATTTTTCGCTGAGCGCTACCGATAAAGTATATGGTGAGAACACTTATCAAGGTTATCACCCAAAAGCTACATTTGTAATGTTAATTGACCTCTCTGACGGTAATATGACTTACTCTGAATTTGGTTTAGTTTCAGATGATGAGTTGACTGCAATTATAGATATTGAAACATATCAACAAAACTTATCTACATATTATAATTCTAGTGACGACACATTGCCAAAAGCAGGTGATGTATTTCAATTAACAGAATATGGTAGTATCGATAGACCTCTAAGTAACGGTAAAATATTTGAAATTACAGAGCGCTTAGATCAAAGCATAAAAGAAATAAATCAATTACAAGGGCACTATGTTTTTAAATTACGCGCTAGGCGTAATGACCACACTTTCCTATCTGGTTTAACACCTGAATTGAGTTCAACTCAAGTTGTTGATACGTCAGGAGTTGGTCAGTTAAGTTCCATTGAAATTGATTATATTAATGATTTAGATACTGAACAGGGTAGTTATTTTGATTATGGTTCTAATGATGATGTATATGGAGACTATTATTGACGCTCAGCTACAGAAGCATTTTCGTATTCAATTTCTATATCCTTAAGTACTGAAGGGAATCTCTCAGCAATATATTTTCCAATTGGTATAGGTTTAAGGCACTCCTTTTCATAACCCATTTTTTCTGCTTTTTCAGAGATAATGTTTACTGCTTCATATAAGCACATCCAACGTGCTAGTTTCGAATGATCTTGTTTATTTATCATAAATTATTTTAGTAGGTAATACCGTATTATATTCTATATTAATTTTATTATTAGCGCCACAATGTACGCATTCAAAAGAATTTTCTTCAGTGAGATCTATCGACACATTATTTGTATTTTTGCAACCTTGACACTCAACAAAGATTTTATTTTTCTCCGCTAATTGTGCTAATTTAATATTCTCTTTTTCGAGATTAAGTTTTGCAATATATCGCAAGACATTGTTATATATTAAGAAGAAAATTATTTGTATGATAGTTGCGAGTAGAAAGGCATTTAAAAATGAACCAGTGCGTTCAGTTATAATATAATATAACCCCCCTACAGAACTTGAAATTATTGTTAGTAAAATTAAACTACGAATTATTTGTGCCGTCATGATCTAAATCGTCCGTGATCGATTTTATCATTTCTTGAATTTTTTGCAACTTAAAATTTACACTTTTTTTAGTCTCGTCGTCTGTTTTTACAGTTGGGTTTTCAAACAATTGATTTAATAAATAGGTCGCATCAGAAACATTTTTAAAAGCTCTCCCGAGCTGTTCTACGACATGATCACCAGGGAAAGGTTTGAGGTCGGTTTTTACTTGATTGTACGTCTCAGGACTTACTTTCGCAATATCCGCTAAAGTCTTTGTAGTAGGTCGAACATGTCGAGCCTTTACATCTTTCCAGTACTTGTTAGTGTACATGTATAAATCTTCGAAAAGTATGCCTTTCATCATAAGTATTTAATAAATACTTATATGGGAAAGTTTAAAAATAAATTTTTATCTCTATTAAAAGAAGATGAAGAAGTACCAGCAGTAGATGCAACACCTGGTGATGATAGAGAGTCTCTTGCTAATACCTTAGACGATCCTGCGACAGCTGGCGACTTAGAAGACGTACAAGACACCCAACCCAACACTGCTCGAGAGTTAGAACTCTTACAGGATTGGACGTCAAACATTGACGAAATACTGCAATATTTAAATGGTGGTACTGATAGTGTGTTAGGTGTTTTAAGAACTGATAATAAAATCGGTACGATTTTTGATGGTATTTCTGACGCTACTAAGTCAGAAGTATTAGATGTATGTGAGCGTTTAGCTAGTTTAAATCAAATCTTTAAAAACCTTTACTTAGAAAAGCATAAATAATTATATGGGCTTATTTGACGACAATAAAACAGAAGAAATTAGCGCTGAAGAGCAAGCAAAAATTGATGCTAAGCGTGAAGCAAAAGCAAAAGCAAAAGCTGAGAAGAAAGCAGCTGAAGCTGCTGCTAAATCTGCTCCAGCACCCGCTGAGGATTATACAGAACAAGAGTTAGAGGAATTAAAAGTATTAGGTTATATTTGAGATAACAAAAGTTTACCTTTTAGCTCGTCATAGCTATTATTAATAATAAACTGAGATGAAATTTCGTCTCGGTTTATTTTTTGGCAAATATCATTAAAGTCTTTATACTTTTTTAATTCTCTCGGCCATATAAAACATTTTTCTCCAGCAGACAAAAGGGATATAGTTTTTTCTTTCGCGGTTATATCTAACCATTGATTATCAAGAACCCAAATTTTTTCGTGAAACGGTTTTTGTTCTATTTGTATTTTTTGTTTAGGGGTATAGCATGCTCTACCTTTAGTAATACCTCCAACAGCAACACCGTTTTTTGCAAAAAAGCAATCGATTGGTCCTTCAAATATGAAAATATAATCGAGTGACGAATCAATATTATCAAAATTAAATATAGTTTTATCTGACCCTATTTTAGAAAGGTATTTTGGTTTTTTATCTTTAACTAGTATCTTACGAGATTGATAGAAAACTATATCTGTATTATCATAAAAAGGAATTATTATTCTATCTTTATGTACATAATCTTTCATACAGAACCATAGGCTTTTAGGTCTATTTACTGCAGTAAACAGTCTACGCTCTCTACACGTTTTTAATGCTAGCTCTACTGTTTTATCGTGTG